GTGTTATCCAATTTGAATGAAGCACGCAACGAGTGGTGCAGCCGTCTGGTTACTATTTTGACGCCTCGAATTATGGAAGGTATTCGTTCCATATTCAATGAGTCGTGGAAAGTTAGTGTGGATAATGGGGAAGTGGAAAAATATTTAATGACCTTTCAAAATTTTATTTGCCGTGTTCCCAAATGGAATGCTACCATTATTGATGAAGAACGAAAACGAATTGTAGAGAAATCTGGGTGTAATTATTTGGAAGATCTGATTACATGTGTGCATGTCATTCAATTGAAGGTTTTGACGTGCGTTCGCGTGGGAACTCGACAGAAGAAAATCGATATTTCAATTCCAAAACTTAATGATTTCTTGCACAAGGCTTACATCAATGTGGCGCGAAAAATTTATAAGAATGCCTACTTGTTTGATAAAAATGCATCGCCTCTTGTTCAGCAAAAACATAATCGTGAGTTTGAAATTATAGTGGAGGAATCTATCTTGAAAACAATTCGAGAGAGTATTCCAACAGAAGCCATTGTACGCGCCTATTTGGACGAATCCGTGGAACAAGAGGAGGAAATTGTGGAAGAAATTGTTGATGAGAAGGGCGAAACAAAAGAGGCTGAAGAAGTAGAGATTAAAGAACCAGAACCACCACCATCATTGGAGTCGGGGGCGATAATTACCAACATCAGCGAAAAACCAGTTGTGAATCGATTATCTTTTGACGATGTTGATCATGCTTTAAATGAAGATGGTAGAGAAGAAAAAATTGATGCACCAAAGTCAATTGATAGACTGGAGGAAATTAGTGTGGCACGTAATTTGCAACGCAAAATGGATGAGGATGACGACGATGATGATGATCGATTGAAAATTGGTGGAGATTTAGACAGTATGAGCCTTGGATTTACCGATTTGAACCCGGACTCATTCAGTAGTAGATCAGATGATATTATCAAATTGGATTTTGATGAACTGTAGGGGAACGTAGTTCCCCCTACGACCCCCTCCTTTATTTTTGAAATACTTAATGGTAACAATACCAGTATAAATATTATATTATTTTTTTTGCAAAATAATATAAGAGAGATAAAAGGAGGGATTTAAAGGGAACCTTGGTTCCCTTTATGCGGTCAAAAACGCACTTTTTCAAAATCGTTGATTATATAGAATGGAAGCTCTTGTTGCCATAATTATTATTACAACCGTTCTCTACGTTTTAGCAAAAATGATTGAGATGAAATACATGGATAAAGAAATGCGCCCTTTGAAGGAACTCATTCGCGATGCGACCATTGTTGCAGTGTCTGCAGGAGTTTCCACATTTGCGGTATTTTCGATGAACAAATCGATGAATGGATTCTTTAGTGCAATGACTGAGCAAACGCATTTGCCGGCGGTTGCAGCGGTTTTTACTGACAATCCGGAATTTTAAGGGGAACTACGTTCCCCTTTGACCCCTCCTTCATTTGAAATTATAATTGCATTCTTTTCAGAGAAAGCAAATATTAAAACAAAAACAAAACCTTTGCTCCAGTAGCAAAAAATACCGTGTTTATTTTATAATATATTTTAAAAACCTATTATAAAATTGAAATCTTATATTGTAAGTAATAAATCAATATATTTGGATGAAGTGTTTGGGAAAAGACAGAAACAACAAACAATGCCGAAATTATGGCTCACCATTTTGTAAGAACCACCAGTATATGAATGAATATACAACTGAAATGATGGATGCAATACAATTCTGCAAAGGGTGCAACAAATGGAAGGATTTGCCTTCCGGCAAAATTCAATGTTTGTCGTGTGGAGAAAGAGGTGTTGAAAACCGAGCAAAAGCAAAAACCGAAGTTGTTTTGTGCAAATCGGATGGTTGCACTTTCAAAAAATCTGATGAAAACGATTATTGTGGAAAACATCAACTTTGTTTGTTTGTGGATGAATGTTTGGCTGAAGGAATGAAACCGTGTGCAAAGTATTTGAAAGGGTGCCGTGCAAAACTTGGCTCAGACTATGTGTTTAAAAGTTGTCAAGATTGTTTGGAGAAGGAGAGAGAAAGAGATAAGGCAAAACGGGCTGCTGTATCTGATGAAATTGTTGATGGAAAGAAACAATGTACGGTTTGTTGTAAATTCAAACCAGTAGAAGAATATCCAGAAACAAAAACTTGTGTGCAGTGCAGAGAAGAATTCAAAAAACAAAATGAGAAGAGAGACAAAGAACACGTAAATGAAATTCAACGGATTGCGTCGCAAAAACCGGAGAGAAAGACTACAAAAAATGAGTGGGTAAAATCAAATCCTGAAAAGGTTGCATTGAAAGAAGTAAATAAACGAAATAGAAATTATGAAGGAACTACAAATTTAACAAAAGAACAGTTTGAAACTATAGTAAAACAGCCGTGTTATTATTGTGGAATTATGCAAGAAAAAGGTTTTAATGGAATTGACCGTATGGATAGCACCAAAGGATATGAAATTGATAATTGTGTAAGTTGTTGCACGGATTGTAATATGATGAAGGGTGCAGTTGATAATATAACATTTATTCAGCGTGTTGAACATATTCTAACACATAATAGTATGTTGAAAGATGGAAAAAAATATCCACACGCATTTGCAAATCAACCTGGTTCATACTATTCAAGATATAAAACTAATGCAGAACAACGAAATTATATATTTGAACTATCTGAAGAACAATATTATAAATTAATTCGCGAAGATTGTTATATTTGTGGAAAAAAAACAAATGAAAATCATACAAATGGAGTTGATAGATTTAATAATGAAATCGGATATACATTTCATAATTCAAATGCTTGTTGCGGACAATGCAATATTATGAAAAAAGAAATGGATTATTCCATATTTATGGATAAACTTAAAAACATACATGAAAATTGTTTAAAAAAAGAAATGAAACAACCAAGCACTTATATTGTAAATATGTTAAATCATAATAAAAATAAACTAAATTCTGAAGAACGCAAAGTAAAATCACAATTAAAAAAACAACAACTTCAACAAATGAGTGTTTGATTTAGAATATTCAAAAGCAAACTGTAAAAATATTTAATAAAAAATTTTTTATTTTTTTAAACAAACTATTTTTTCATATCTTTGCTTTTGTTGCAACAAAAGCAAAGATATTTATAGATTAATCAAGTTAAGAAAATATTGTTTTTTTTGCTCCTGAAGTTGCAGGAGCAAAAAAAAACATTTAATAAAAAACTTTTTATTTTGATTTTTTATTAAATTTTTAAAGGATATGCAAAATTTTTGATATCCATGACAATACTGCCATTGCAAAACACGCTGTATGTATGTCCGCTCAACTCGAATATGCGACACCGCACATGCCTGCCATTACCCTCAAAACGTTGTAAGAGTAAGCATACACTCTGACCTTAGCAGTCGAGGTTCCAGCAACGGTTCCGGAAGACAGCACCAACTGGAGAGTGGCGTTATCAATTCTGGAGAAGTTGCACGACCCTGAAGGCTGGTGCTCCTCAGGCCTCAAAGCGAAAGAATACACGTTGATGCCGGTATCGGGGGCACGGGTGTGGTGCTGGAAGGGCTGAACAACGTCGAAGTAAGAACCCTCTCTCTCGGAGATTCGGTCCTGACCGTTGAGCTGCAACTTGGCAGTGACGACCGGGTTCTCACCCCAGCAGTGGAGGTGGAGGGCAGTCTCAGCAAGCACGAATGTGCCGGCATCGGACAAGGCAGAGCCTGTGGGGGTATCATTACTAGCGTTGAAAACACCGCCAGCAGCGTGCCAGTCCTGGTTGGCGTTCATGTTACCGCCAGACACGGCATCAGTGGCACCGGCCATCTGGAAGACACCTCCAGAAATGAAGGCGTTGGCACCAGAGGTCTCAGCAGGGCCTCCGAAGACGTGGATCGAGGGAGGGAGAGCATCAATGGCATCGGTGTAGTTGAAGGGCTGGGCACCGAGGACCTTGAACAAGGTTGAGTTGCCCTCGAGGGAGGCGCAGTAATCAACGTTGGAATCGGGCTGGACGACCCAGATGAGCTCCTTGCAGGGGTGGTTGAAGTTGATCTTGATCTTGTTGGAAGAAGATCCGACCGACTCATCACCGGTGTATTGGAGCTGCTCAATGAGGTACTCGTGGGGGTTCTGAGCCATCTTTCTGCGCTCGTCCGTGTCCAAGAAGATGAAATCAACGTAGATAGAAGCGGCAACAAGGGACTGCTGGTAGGCAGAGGTGACGGCCAAAGAGGCAGAGCTGGTGGTACTTCCAACAATGTCTCTGACAGCCCACAAGCACTCACCAATGGGTCTGAAATCGATGTTAATCTTGACCTCGTGATACTGTACATCACATATACCCCACCTTTCGGTGTATTTATCGGCATTTCTGTATTGATTAACGTGTTACATACAGAAACCTAGCCGGGGAGTAGACTATATCTTAAGCCTTCATCGAAGTTGATTAAACTCCTCAGACCCAATTCCGTTTAGTCGTTGAACCTTCATCATATTCTCATCATTATGAACGTAGATGCTTGGCTGCGGATTGTCTATTTTTAAGGATTTTTTATTTTCCTTATCATACGTGGCATTTTTACCGTACCTGAGTTTCTTTCTCAGCCACATTAAACTTTCGTCTAATGCTTGGTAGCCATCGTCTTTAAGAGTTTCCCGCAATTTGAAATTGTTGCCGCATTGCATAATAAAACTAAACGTTTCCTAATAACCCTTTTTATGGGAGGAGGGGTTTTAGGGGAACGTAGTTCTCTTAAGCACATGCGACTAGCATCTGAGGATGGCTGAATAAGCCATTACGAGCCTCGAACGAATATTCTCCAAAGTAGTTCTCGTATACTTTGGGTCGGATGCTTTTCTGCCCTACAGATTTCAAGGCAACAAGGGGTAAAGCCAAACCGGGGTTTCGGCAGAACCAGAAGAGGAGGGGAATGTACAAGGTGGTCTCAGGGAGAGCCTTTCTGGGAGCGCAAACCTGGCCGGGGCCTCCAGTGGAAGCGCAAGGTCCGTTGATCTCGGCGAAGGCGGGGTCAGTCATGTAGGTGAGCTGAGTGGTGTGGCCAATCATCTTGTAGTAACCAGCCTGCTGCTCAGAAGAGAGGGTAAGCTGATTCCAGATGTGCATCCAGTCACCATATTGGCGGTCAATTCTCTGGCCTCCAATCTCGACCTCAACCTGGGCAATGAGCTGCTCACCGGGGTAATCCAACCAACGGGCATACACATTGGAGCCAGAGGCAGCCATGGACTGGTTAATCTCGGGGAGAGTAACCTGCACATAGGTGCGGTAGGCAAGATCTCCATTTCTGGAGATGGTGCAACTAACACGGCGACCAAAGTCGGCCTGGCCGTTGAAAGTCTGCTCGATGGACTCCATCGCGAAGTTGGTGTGGCGTCTGTAAGACACCTTCCAGAAAGTAATCTCGGGGTTTCCTGTAAGGAAAACGTCTTGTGCGCCGTAGGCGACTAATTGCATAAGTGCTCCTCCCATTTTTTTATATAATCTAAAAATATAATTTCTCCTAAATCTGAGCGTATAAACACATTTTTACCACTATTTCTCTCCATTTAAAGGAAACCTACGGTTTCCTTTTGAACCTTCCCTTACATGAACATAGATGGTAAAGTATGTTAAATAAGTTACTTCGTGTAGTGAAAGAGAATCTGTGTTTCACCCCTGGTTCAATATTTAGGGAGAAATTATTATATAATTTAATTTTAAATATGCCGACAATTTGCAAAAAAGATACTTGCAGAAACCCGGCCGTGTATGGATTTGTTTTTAGAAAACCCCTTTTTTGTTCAGACCACCGAGAAGATGGCTCAACGAATACACGGATGTTAGAACCTGGGTTACAAGCAGACCAATTACTTAAAGAATGCACACAATGTTCTAGCAAAAACGTTTTATCCAGATTCAAATGGTATTGCAAACATTGCTACATAAAATTATATCCATTGGATCCGCTTTCTCTCCAGACCGTTTATAAATCGAAGGACACCGTCATTCAAAAGTTTATTGATTCCAAATTTGACGGATTTGTGCATAAAGATGGATTCAGCCAAATCCAAATCAATGGAATCACACTTAAGGTTGTTTTTAATAAGCAAAATGTGTCTACACATGACGAAAAAAACATAGTTATTAAGTTTAACCCCAATAAATATGAGAATGGCAAGAATCCAATGTTATATACTCGATTGCCAGATTTGGAAAAGGAGATTTCAAGACAATTTGAAAGAATCATTCGTCTAAGGGAACTCGTCGTTCCCTTATAATCCCATACTAATAATAAAATTAGATAAAATTATTAATCTTTTTTTTATTAAAGGGATAAGGGAAGGTATAAGGGAAGGTATAAGGGAAGTATAAGGGAAGGTATAAGGGAAGGTATAAGGGAAGGTATAAGGGAAGGGATAAGGGAAGGTATAAGGGAAGGGATAAGGGAAGGTATAAGGGAAGGATCAAAAGGCGGAAGCGAAGCTGAACCGTAGGTTTCCTTTAAAGGGAAGGATCAAAAGGCGGAAGCGAAGCTGAACCTACGGTTTCCTTTAAAGCGAAGAATTCTCTGCAATGAATTTCTCTAAATAGTCTTCCATAAAAACTTCTCTCTTTCCGTCATGGGATTTTTGAAAAATGTATTTGCCGTCGCGTTTTTTCACATTCCACCCTTTCTCTACACAATTGAAAATAAAAAGCATTTTGTGAAATGACTTTGCATCAATGTCGGATGTATCAACTTTGGTTCGAATCATTGGCGATTTAAAATATAGTGTCACATAAATTTCATTAGGCGAACGTAGGGGAAACCGCTTCCGTCCCATACGACCCCTTCCCTTAACACGAAAACTTATTAAACATCTGGTTAATAACTTTAAACTTATTTATCTTTATTAGTATGTGATTATAAGGTGTAATGTTTATCTTAAAAGGGAGAGGTCATAGGAGAACCGTAGGTTCTCTTAAAAGGGAGAGGTCATAGGAGAACCGTAGGTTCTCTTA